TCTTTCACAATGGTTAGGCGTTACTAACCGCGCGCTCATGCCTTATGGTTTGGCGGCGGCAGGTGGTGCTGCGGCAGTTGTTCCGTTTGCTGGCGTTGGCGCGGCGCCGGGCGCTGCCGCAGGCGTAGCGGCTTTGGGTTTGACTGATCTTGGTGTAGGGGCGTACAATTTGGCCGCAACGCCATTCGGCGCTCCGCCCATGACCATGCCTTCTGAAGCTATACGTCAAGCATACGAAGCTACAGGCATGCCCGGCATGCGGCAACCTGCTACGCCAATGCAGCGTATTTATTCAACCGGATTGGAAGCAGCGGTGCCGGGCGGCGCTACTGCAAAAGCACTAGGTGTCACTGCTAAAACGATGAAGCCAGGTTTGCGCCGCGATGTCGTGACGGAGATGGGGCGAGGCGCGCGCGGGCAAGCCATTGGCGGCGCGGCGGCTGGCACGGCTACGCAAACAGCCATAGAAGGCGGCGAAACTGATCCAACAAAATTATTTCTTATTTCGTTGGCTGCGGGCGCTGGCGGTTCGTTAGCCGGGGGTAAAACCCCTCGTCCTGTTGTTACGGGCCAAGACATCAATAATCAAGCCAAACAATTCTATCGTAAGATGGAACAAGCGGGCGTGCGATTTAGCGCAAATGCTTCTGATACTTTAGCGAACGACTTGGAAAACACATTGCGTTCGCTACCGCCATCTATTAGCAGCCGCAGCCGAAATCAAGTGCTGCGCGTAATTCGTGATCTTCGTAATCGCCCACAAAACGAACTGTCATTTGAGCAATTGGATGTTCTGCGTAGCGATTTAGGTAAAGCCGCATATAATCCAACTACGGGTCAAATTGATGATACGGCCGCGCTTTTGGCGGCCAAAGTTCAAGACGAACTAGATGATTTTATTGATAGCGTAACTCCTGCGCAAATTACGGCGGGAAACGCAAAAGCAGCGGCAGATGCAGTTAAAGACGCCCGTGTGCAATGGCGAAACGCGCGCAAAGGCGAAATTCTTGAGCAAGTTCTTTCTGACGTAGAACTTAAAAACGGCGAACGCCCAGCAATTGACGCTCTTAAGTCGCGTTTGAAGCCTATCGTTGCTGATACGCGGTTGATGTCCAAGTTTACGACCGAAGAACAAGAAGTACTTAAAAGCCTTCAGTCTGGCACACCAACTGAAAAGGTATTGGCGTTTCTTGGCCGTGCTTCGCCGGGAACAAATTGGAAGCAAATTCTCGGGTACGCGGTGCCAGCAGGCGGTGCAGCAGCGCTGCAAAGCCCTACGGCGGGCGGCGTCGTAGGAGGTATAGCCGCAGGTTCGGCGGCTGCGCAGGCGGCGGCAAATCGCATGGCGATGACCCGCGCCGCTGATCTGACGCAAAATATGCTGCGCGGTTTGCCGCCTGGCACAACGGCCGAAAATTACATGCGTAATGTTGGCCGTATGGGCAGCACGTATGTTCCTCCGGTTATCTCAGGATCGGCCTTCGCTAATCAAGAAAACCAGAACCGGATGTCGAGGTAACAAGGTGGACTACCAAGTGCTTTTCAACATCGCCTACGGTATTGCAGGCATTTTCGGAGGGTACGTCTTGAACCGCGTTTACTCATCCTTGGATCGACTTGACGACGACGTGCGCAAGTTTCCCACCCACTACGTCCAGAAGGACGACTTCAACATCGCCATGCGCGAGGTGAAGACGGACATCCGCGAAGGGTTCGCCCAGGTGGACCGCACGCTCAACACGATGTTCGAGCGCATCAACCACATTGCCAACAAACAGCCATGAAGGTCAACGCCGCAGGTCTGGACTTGATCAAGAGCTTTGAGGGCCTTCGCCTGAAAGCGTACAAGTGCAGCGCGGGCGTGGACACCATCGGCTACGGCCACACGTCGGCAGCCGGCGAACCCAAGGTGACGCCGGGCATGACGATCACGGCCGCCGAGGCCGAGAAGATACTGGCCCGCGACTTGGGCAAGTACGAGCAGGCGGTCGATAAGGCCGTCACCGTCAAGCCGACGCCCAACCAGTTCTCCGCGATGGTCAGCCTCTGCTACAATATCGGCCCCAGCAACTTTGCAGGCTCGTCGGTTGTGCGGCGCCTGAACGCGGGCGACGTCAAGGGCGCCGCCGAGGCGTTCCTGTTGTGGAACAAGGTTCATGGTCGCGCGTTGGCGGGGCTGACCCGCCGCCGTGAGGCTGAACGCAAACTATTCTTAACCCCGGAGTGAATAACATGACTGCACATAAGGCCGTAGCTGCCTTCATCACCAGCCTTGTGGCCCTCATTGGCCTGTTCGGCATCTCGACCGGCTGGGTGACGCCCAGCCTGATCGACAGCGTGTCGGTCATCCTCGGCGCCGTGCTGACCGCCGTCGTCACCTACATGGTCCCGAACCAGCCCAAGGTATGACCTGGCTGGAGATTGCCGCTATCGCCGCGCTGCTGGTCGGCGTCGGCGCTGGCGGCTATCTGGTGGCGCGGCGGCCGACCTTCTGGGTCGGTCTGGGCGTTGCCGTGTTCAAGAGCCTTCTCCCTCATCTGGCCAAACGCATGACAGCGGAAGAAGAGAAGGCGTATCAGGACTGCGTTCGCCGGGGTGGCGAGTGGGATCCGTTCCGCAAGCGCTGCAAGTGAAGTCGATGATGACCCCGACCCACTCCTCGTAAGAGTTTGGTGCTATAGTTTTGACGTGCTGGATGGCCGCCTCGATCAGCGCAGCGCGGTTCACCACAGCCACCAGATGACGGCGACGACACCTGCGACCGCTCCCGTTAACGCTGCCAACAGCAACAGGAAGAACCGGGTCACGACTTGACCTTCTCCAACAGTTCCTGACGCTCCCGCTGCGCCCGCAGCATGGTGTAGCGCTGGTGGATGCGGACCACAAAGGTGGGCCGCTTGTGGACCTTGACCTCTTCATCCAGCATTGCCAGCACCTGCTGTTCGTTGCGCTTGGGCAGCACGGCATTCAATGTAAACCAGTTCACCCCTTTAACTCCTCTAAAGCTATGTCGGAAATCGCGCGCTTGTCCGCCAGGGCGGCCCAGATGCGCTCGTCTATCGTCTTGTTGGTCAGCATCACGTAGACCCACACGTCCTTCTCTTGGCCCCCGCGATGGATGCGGCCGACCGTCTGCTCGTACAGTTCCAGCGACCACGGCAGCGACAGGAACACCATCTTGTTGCCGCCGTACTGAAGGTTCAGCCCGTGGCCGGCCGACTTGGGGTGGACGGCCAGCAGCCGGATCTGCCCCTTGTTCCAGCGCTCGACCACGTCGGCGCCGTCGTCCAGCGTCCACAGGTGCGGGTAGCGGGTCTTCAACTGCGCCAGTTCCTCGACGAAGTTGTAGACGATCAGCGTGTTGTCCTGCTGGTTGCCTTCCAGAATTTCGTCCAGCATGTCGAAGCGGTGGCTGGAGAACCAGACCGGCGTCTTGGACACCGTGAACTTGCCCGGCTGGTCGGACGCGACCGTGCTGCTGTCGTAGACCCAGCCGCCCGCCATCTGTTGCAGCTTGCTCGTCACGGCGGCGGCTGACAGGGCGGTGATCTCGCGGGTGCCCACCTCGGCCACAAAGTCGCGCTTCATCTTCTCGTATGGCTCACGGTCGGGCATGTCGCAGCGCATCTCGACGACGTGGCAGGGCGGCAGCTTGTCCTTGTAGACGCCAGGTTCCAGCACGAATGTCGCCGGGCGGATGCGCGCCATGACCTGTTCGAGGGCACCGCGTCGCGGCTGCCAATCGCCAAACTCGCGGTTGATGCAGACGAAGTATTGCTGGAGGAACGCGCCCTTGGCGCGGCCCAGCAACGCCTCGTCCACCACCTTGCACTGGCCGAAGACGTCCTCCAGACCGTTCGAGGTGAACGATCCGGTCAGGCCCCAGCGGACGGGGAAGCGGTCCAGCACCTTGTAGAACGCCTTGAAGCGTTTGCCGGACGGGTTCTTGAGCCGGGTCAGTTCGTCGAACACCACGCCTTGGAACGGCAGGTCAGCCGGCAGCTTGTCGAGGTTGTCGTAGTTGACAATGACGATGTCACTGCTAGACGAGAGCGCTGCCTTGCGTTGGGTGGAGGTGCCGACGGCAACGGAATAAGACAGCGACGGCGCCCACTTCGCCACCTCGACGGGCCACACGTCCGTACACACGCGTTTGGGCGCCACCACCAGCCAGCGCCTGGCGTGACCGTCGCGCTTCATCTCGGCCATCGCCCGCAGCGTGATTGCGGTCTTGCCCGCGCCCACAGGGGCCAGGATCATGGCGCGGTCACGCTCGTACAGGAAGGTCACGGCGTCGTTTTGGTAAGGCCTAAGTTGCAAGGTACGCCCCGATCACTTCTGCCGCTGCTTGCGGGACGATGGCATTGCCGTAGGCGCGCAGGCGTCCCACTCTGGCGGCAGCCCCATGAGCCAGCGGGAATGTGCCGGGTTCAACTGGCCGCCATTTTCCATCGCGGCAGTGGAGCCAATCAGCATTTCGCCAG